GCCCCGCTGGCGGGCTGGCGCGCTGCCGGGTACCCCTGCCCTTGGCTGGCTGTGGATATCCCCGTGGTGGCCGTTTTCCTGCATGGTGAAATGCTGGCGCCCGCCCCGCCACTTTGGCACGATACTTGCTAGGGCAAGATGCGTGCCTGCGCAACATGGCACGATTCTTGCATGCCGGCATGTTAGTGAGCGCACACTGACATATTGCGCGGCACCAAATAGGTTAGTGTGCGCACACTGGGGGTGCTGCGGTGCGGCATATAGGTTAGTGAGCGCTCGCTGGGGCTGGTGCGTTGCGACATTGCTGCGCTGCACAATGTTAGTGGGCGCTTGCTAACATGGTGCGGTGCAACATCGGCAGGGCGGGCTTTTGTTGCGGTGCGTCACCCCTTTCGGGTCCTGTCCGGACAGGCCGGGGCGGGGCCCACACAAATCGCTAGCCCGGCAATTTTTGCCGTATTTTTTGCTGTACGTGTAGAAGTATAGAGAAATGCATGAAACCTAAATGAGAATCGTTCTCATTTGCCGCGGGTAGCGCAGGTTGCCGCAGGTACGAGCGAGGATCTTTTTCTCTATACCGAAATTTTGCGTCAGAGCTAAGTCATTGATTTTATTAGGGCCCAAATGAGAATTATTCTCATTTGCCGCAGGTAGCGCAGGTAGCGCAGGTCTATGTAGACTTGATTAGCTTTTTTAAAAAATAAAAAATAAAATATCTGTATGGACCTGGAATTGACCCGCGCTACCCGCGCTACCTGCGGCATTTGACACTCTGCCTTAAGAAACAGCGCTAAGTCATTGATTGTTCGTGGAGGGGCCTTATTTTTGTGGAAGGTGCATAAGTGGTATAGAGATGAAACGAAAAAACCCAGACACCGGCGACGTGTTCCACCGGGGCGATACGCGCCTGGATGGGTACGTGTTCTTCGCCTACACCAAGAGGCGGAGATCGGACGGACACTTCGTCGAGATATGGCTGCACCCCCTGGCATCGGAGAGGGCCACCGTAAACGACCGGCAAAGAAAGCGGCAAAAGGCACATGGCGATACCGTCAGACACGCCACTACCGACGCCTAGCGGGTGGGTGCTGGCCTCAGACCTTCGACCTGGAGACGTCCTGTTCAACCCCCGCGGCGGTACCCAGGCCGTTGGCTCTGTCCAGAGCTACATACCAACCGAGTGCTACCGGGTGCACATGTCGGACGGTACCAGCATCGTCGGCGACCGACACGCGGGCATGATGCTGCAGGACCAGCGGTGGCGCGAGAGGCAGCAGTCCTGGTTCAACAACCAGGGCAACAAGTTTGCACAGAAAAGATTTCGCCGCCCGCTAAAGAGGCAGACCTTCCTGGATCTTTACAAGGGACCGCTTTTGGACGCGAGGGGCCGCAAGAACTGGTCCCTGCAGGCCGTGAGCCCCCTGCAGTACCCGCAGGTCGACCTGCCGGTGCCTCCATACGTCGTGGGCCTGTGGCTGGCGACGGTCACCCCAACCAACCGCCACTGGCTACTGAACCGAGACTACAACCAGATGCAGAGACGGGTGCGAGAGGTGGGGTTCAGCCTGGCAAGAAAGAAGAAGGGCAAGTGGATGTTCTCCTTTAGGCCCGGCGTAAGGGAGTCGTTTATACACTCCGGGGCCCCGGTGCCGGACGTGATACCGCAATCATACCTTGAGAGCGACGTAGACAGCCGACAGGCGCTGCTGGACGGGCTATTTGACGCAAAAAGCATCAAAAAAGCGGAAAGCTCACGCGATGGTCTGGTGATACACGACAACTGGCGCTCAATACGGCGCAAGCAGCAGCTCCTGGAGGGCCTTGGGTACGTCACGAGGCTGCTACAGAACGGAAAGAACACCTTTTTCTCGCTCTACTTTACGAAAATGTATGACAATGTCGCTAAGTGCAGACGTTTTGTTACAAAAGTTGAAAAAATTGTCCCAAAACAGTGCGTACACATCGCCACAGACGGGGAGTTTGTCGCGGGAGAGGGATTTTTAGGTATATGCTGACCAAAAAACAGGAAACGGTACTCGCAAACTTCGCAAAAAACAACAAGCACTGGCCAAAGGCGCAGCTAGAGGCCGCGCTGTGGCAGGTCAGGTGGGAGCTGGAGGCGTTGGCGCACCAACGAGAGCCAGAGGACGGCGAGTACGACACGTTTCTGATGCTGGCAGGGCGAGGGTCGGGCAAGACGCACACCGCGAGCCACTGGATTGGGATACGGGCATGGAAATACGCCGGCACGAGGTGGCTCGTCACGGCACCGACGTCGAACGACATACGCGCGACGTGCTTTGAGGGTGACTCGGGCCTGATGAACATCATACCGTCTTCGCTGATACAGGACTACAACAAATCGCTCTTTGAGATCACGCTAACCAACGGCTCGATCATACAGGGCATACCCGGCTCAGAGCCAGAGCGCTACCGGGGCAAGCAGTACCACGGGGCCTGGTTCGACGAGCTGTGCGCGTTTGAGTACATCGACGACGCATACGACCAGGTACAGTTCACGCTGCGACTGAGGCACCCAGACATCGCGCGGGTGCAGCAGATCATCACCACCACCCCAAAACCTAAAGAGCTCATCGTAGACCTCAACGATGGCAAGGTCGGCGGGGACGTGTACGTCGTAAACGCCAGCTCCTACGACAACCGACAAAACCTCTCGGCGACGTTTTTCAAGCAGCTCGAGACGTACGAGGGCACCGACCTCGGCAAGCAGGAGATCTACGGCGAGATCCTGGACCCAGAAGATGCCGGTATCGTAAAACGGAAGTGGTTCAGGATGTGGCCCTCCAAGAAGGAGACGCCTACCCTGGAGTATGTCATCGCAAGCTACGACCCGGCCACGAGCGAGAAGACGCACAACGACCCAACGGCCTGCACGGTGTGGGGCGTCTTCGAGCAACAGGACGCGGGCACGTCGCTCATACTGCTAGACGCGTGGGACGGTCACCTGGCCTACCCAGAGCTGCGCAAAAAAGTAATCAACGACTTCAAGGAGGTGGTGTACGGGGCGGACAACACGTTTGCCAAGGGCAGGAAGGCCGACCTGATACTGATGGAGGACAAATCGGCCGGTATATCCCTGATACAAGAGCTTCAGATGGCCGGCGTCCCGGTCCGGGCCTACAACCCAGGCCGCGCGGACAAGGTACAGCGCGTCAACATCGTGGCGCCCCTGATCGCCAAGGGCAAGGTGTTTGTGCCGGAGGATGCCAAGAAGGACGGGGAGTACGCCGAGTGGACCAAGAGATTTATGCGCCAGGTCTGTGCCTTCCCGGAATCTGGCGGCCACGACGACTACGTCGACAGCCTGTCGCAGGCGCTGCGCGTACTGCGAGACTCTGGGTGGGTACAGCTAGACCCCCTGCCGCCGCGGGACTACTCCTACGCCGACGACAAAAAGACCCGAGCCAACCCATACGCGCAGTGAGGCACTTTCCTTTGCTTTTTGTGCATAAGTTGGGTTAGGGAGATAACCACACAAACATGAACCCAATCAAGTCACCGCGAGAGATGCTGTTCGAGATGGCGGGCATTCCATCCTTTTCCAAGGGCAAGGCCGTGGGAGAGTTTGGCGCAGACATGTACAAGCTCATCACCGGCGCCATCGAGAAGTACACCAAAAAGTTTGGGCGCCCTCCCAGCCCGGAGGACGTAGCCGCGCTTAAGGAGCACGCCAGGAGCATCTCGGCAAAGAGCGAGATCAAGACAGACCCCGTGACGCAGGCACGCGCACGCCACCAGCTCGCGACCGACCCAGGCCTTATCAACCCAGAGGGCCCGGACCCGTTCCTATCAAAGGCAATGACCGGCCGCACCGTCAAGGGCACCTACATCAAACCAAAACCGCAGGACATCAACGACCCGAACGTACAGGCCAACATCGAGAAGAAGCAAGTATCTGGCGAGCTCGAGGAGGTCATGCCCGAGTCAATCACGCCAAGCGCGGACTACATGGCACGCACAAGCTCGGCGATGGAGAACCAGGCACTCGCCGCGGGCAAGACACCGCTGATTGACATGCTAAAGGCCGCGTTCTTTAAAAAGAACAACCGCTACCCCACCGACGAGGAGCTTGAGGTAATCATCGCCGAGTACAACCCGCTGCGCCACCAGTACGGCGAGAGGGGCGCCTCGATCGTGACAGACAGGCCACCATCATCTCGCGGGATGCAGGACTGGAGGCAGCGGGCAAGGTCGGAGGGGATACCCGAGGCATTTCTCAACAAGCCGCCCGCGGACTACCCCAAGTATTTGCAGGACGAGCTGGCCATCGGCCGCGGCGAGCAGCCCGGCATGCGGCCCATGCCCACGACTCGCATCAACCCCGACAGGTCATACGCAGACGGAAGATCCGTGCCGGCCATGAGCCCAAGCGAGATGCGGGCCATGATGACTGCCTACGGCAAGACGCCCAGCAAGTTTATGCCGGAGACGCGACTAGAAAAAATTGCTCGCGGCGCAAGTTTGCCGTTTGCGGCAATGTCGGCACAGATGGCCGGACAAAAACTTGCCGAGGGCAACCCATACGAGGCCGCACTGCTCGGCACGTCTGCGCTTGGCAGCGGCATGGCGTCGACTCGCAAGTACATGAAGCCGGGCCTTGGGATTGCAGGCGGTGCCGCGGTGCCTCTCTCAATTGAGGACGCAATGCGACGCTACAACAAGGGCGACAGAACTGGCGCCGTAATATCTGCCATTGAGGCCGCCGGCAACGCGGCCGCGATGTTCCCGCCCACCGCGGTCCCTGGGTCCCTGGTAAGCATGGGCGCGGGTATTGCCAACGCCATACGAGGCGAACCAGAAACTATGTCCGTAATGGAAGATTACAAATAATGCCACCACAGCTTCCCAAGATGCCAATCCAGCAGGGCGCAAACCTTGCATCGCTAGACCTCGAGTCAAACGAGACCTTCGAGGAGAAGATGATGCAGGAGGACGAGATCGAGCACTACGAGGACGTGCTCGGGCTTGAGCCTGGCGAGGCCGAGGAGGAGGTCATCGAGCTAGACGATGGCTCGGTCGTCATCAACTACAGACCCAAAGAGGGCCCGCTCAAGAACCCAGAGTTTTACGAGAACCTGGCCGAGAGCTTAGACGAGGGCGTGCTGTCTAATTTATCGACGGAATACTCAGAGTACATCGAGGTCGACCGCGAGGCGAGAAAAGAAAGAGACAAGCAGTATGAAGAAGGACTACGAAGGACAGGACTTGGAAAGGACGCGCCAGGTGGCGCAACTTTTGACGGAGCTTCCAAGGTTGTTCACCCTGTCATGGCAGAGGCTTGCGTCGACTTTGCGGCGTCTAGCTCGCGCGAGCTTTTGCCGCCAGAGGGGATTGTAAAATCTGAGATCAAGGGCGAGGCGGACCGTCAACGTGTTGAAACAGCAGACAGAAAGGCAAACTTCCTTAACTGGCAGCTCACCGAGCAAATCGAGGAGTACCGAGATGAGATGGAGCAGACCCTCACCCAGCTGCCTCTTGGTGGGTCGCAATACTTTAAGTGGCGCTGGGACAGCGAACAGAAACGGCCCTGCTGCGAGTGGATCCCCATCGACAACATCTTCCTCCCCTACGCAACGACAAATTTCTATACTTCTCCGCGAGTAACCGAGCAGCAGGACATCACGGAGGACACCTTCCTGCAGCGCGTAGACCAGGGCATCTACCGCGACATTGGCCAGATTGTAAGCTCAGAGATCGAGCTGGACAAGCAGACACAGTCCGAAAAAGCCAACGACAAGATCGAGGGCAAGCAGATCCCGACCAAGAACATCGACGGCGTACGGCGCGTGTACGAGATCACGTGCTTCTTGCGCCTCAAGGACGACCCGTACACAGACGGCGCACGGGCGCCATACATCTTAACGATTGATGAGAGCACGGACAAGGTCCTCTCGCTGTACCGTAACTGGGAGTCTGGCGATGAGAAGCTTACGAAGCTGGATTGGATCGTGGAGTACAAGTTTATCCCGTGGCGTGGCGCTTACGCTATCGGCCTACCTCATCTTATTGGTGGTCTATCTGCTGCCCTCACTGGCTCGCTTCGCGCGCTTTTGGACGCGGCTCACATCAACAACAGCCAGACCATGCTCAAGCTCAAGGGAGGAAGAATCTCCGGACAGAGCGACAGGATTGAACCGACGCAGGTTCTAGAGATCGAAGGTGCCCCCGGCGTGGACGACGTCCGCAAGTTGGCTATGCCGTTGCCGTTTAACCCCCCATCTAGCGTATTGTACAACCTCCTTGGTTGGCTGACCGATGCCGCAAAGGGTGTGGTCACGACGGCCGAGGAGAAGATTGGCGACGCAAACGCTAACACACCGGTGGGCACCACCCAGGCACTCATCGAGCAGGGCGCGAAGGTATTCTCCAGCATCCACGCACGGCTGCACCGATCCCAGGCCAAGTCGTTAAAGATCCTCTCCAGGATCAACCACTGGTACCTGGAGGAGATGGACAACGAGTCTGGCACCGAGATCGAGGTCCGTGACTTTGCGTCCAACAACGACATCCGTCCGGTATCGGACCCCAACATTTTCTCTGAGACGCAGCGTCTTGCGCAGGCACAGGCAGTTCTGCAGATGGCAAACGCCGCGCCTCAGTTGTACGACCTTCGGGCTGCGCACCGGAGGGTTCTGAAGCAGCTGAAAGTTCCTGCAATTAGTGAGATATTGCCAGATCCGGATGGTATCAAGGAGGCAAATCCTGCCCTGGAGAACGTAGCAATGTCCATGGGCCGCCCCGCGGCTGCCTACCCGGACCAGGACCACTTGGCGCACATCAAGGTTCACCTGACGTATGCACAGGACCCCAACTACGGTGGCAGCCCACTCATTGGGCCCACGTTCGCACCGCACGCGCTTGAGCACATCAAGCAGCACCTGACGCTGCACTACCTGCAGTCGATGCGTGCATACGTAGCGGAGGCAACTGGGGGCCAGGACACGCTGGGGCTGCACGAGGAGAAGCCTCTCAAGCTGGAGGACCAGCAGGCGCTGTCTCTCGCGGCCGAAATGGTCTCGATGGACGCACAGGCCACGTTCCAGTCCGCGCAGCCACAGATCCAGCAGCTGGCTCAAAAGGTCCAGGAGG